CACTAAAGGACTTCAAGACAGGTCGTTGACCGCACAAATTAGAGCTATAGGGCGACTTGAGGCCAAGTTTGAAAAAGCCCCTCAAGACAGCAAGAAGGAACCTGTGGCGAAAAAATCGAATGCTCCGGCTCCGATTTCGCCTATCAAGGCAAGCAGTTCTACGGTGGACGTAGGTCTAAATGCTGATCGTCAATGGCATGGGACTTACCAACAATGGAGAGCGGCTCGCCTTGCGGGAAAGATCAAGTAGGGGTTACTTGAAACCTTTTTTGGAGTGTAAAAATGGCAAATAATTTGCTAACCATCTCCATGATCACCAACGAGGCGTTGATGGTCTTGGAAAACGAACTTACGTTCACGGCCCGCGTTGACCGTTCTTATGACGATCAGTTTGCGGTTGTTGGCGCTAAGATTGGTAACACCGTAAACGTCCGGCGTCCCGGTCGTTTTATTGGTACTACCGGCCCTGCGCTTAACGTAGAGGACTTCAACGAGACTTCCGTCCCGGTGACCCTCTCAACCCAGTTCCACGTTGACACCCAGTTCACTACTCAGGATCTGGCCCTGTCGTTGGATATGTTCTCGGATCGCGTTCTGAAGCCTGCTATCGCCGCCATCGCTAACAAGATGGACTTTGATGGCACGACTATGGCCGTTCTGAACACCGCCAACACCGTTGGTACTGCTGGTGTAGTTCCCTCTGACATCGCTACGTTCCTGACTGCACAGGCTTATCTGGACGGTGAGGCAGCACCCCGCGATGGCAAGCGTTCCTGCGTGGTTGATCCGTTTACCGGCGCATCCATCGTTGGCTCGCTCAAGGGTCTCTTTAACCCGCAGGGCACGATTTCTGGCCAGTACGAGAAGGGCATGATGGGTAAGGACACCATCGGCATGAACTGGTACATGGATCAGAACGTGGTAACCCATACCTACGGTTCGTACTCGACCGCAACAATGGCCACCAACACCAGCACCTTTACCGGCTCGCTGACAACTGGCTGGGCAGCTACCTCGACCATCACGATTTCTGCGGCTACGGCCAACGCAGTCCTGAAGGCTGGCGATACCATCCAGATCGATGGCGTGTTTGCGGTCAACCCGCAGAACCGTCAGCCCTATGGTGGCAACGTCAAGCGGTCGTTTGTTGTGACCTCGGCAGTTACGATTACCTCTGGCGGCTCCGCATCGGTGACGGTCTCCCCGGCCATCATCACAGGCGGTCAGTTCCAGAACGTAAACGTGGCTACCACCAGCGCAACAGCCGCTGTCACGCCGTTTAACAAGACCGGCGCAGTTAGCCCGCAGAATCTGGTGTTCCACAAGAACGCCTACACTCTGGCTACCGCTGATCTGGAACTGCCTGACGGTGTTCATTTCGCTGGCCGCGCCTCAGACAAGCAGCTTGGTCTGTCGATTCGCGTTGTTCGTCAATACACGATCAACAACGACTCGATCCCGACCCGTCTGGATGTCCTGTACGGCTGGGCTCCCCTCTACCCCGAACTCGGTTGCCGTGTTGCAGCCTAATTAACTGAGAAAGGAACTTAGAAATGAGCAATCCCGGCCCAGCAAGTACCCAAACCTCTAACTACCTATTCAACGGTAACGCCTCTGACGGTGTTGCCCTTGGCGTGGCGGGTGGTGAGATTGGTTTTTATGGCGAGACCCCGGTAGTCCAAGCAGCCGCAATCACCACGATTGCAGATGCCGCTACTGGTACTCAAATCGCCACAGCAGTAAACGCCATCATCACGGCGCTTAAAGACATCGGCATTACCGCCTAAGATGTTTTGATGACCGAGAAAGCCGCCCCCAAAAGGGGTGGCTTTTTCTTTATCGGAGACTAGATGAAACACATAATGATTGCGCTCCCAACGTACACGGGGGTTGTGCATATAGGGACTGTCCACAGTCTTATTGATGACCTGATCCAACTGGTTCTACGGGGGGATAGGTTTACCCTAGTAGATGACGTAGGCAACTCGGCCATAGCTGACTGTCGCGGGGTAATAGCGTCAAATTTTTACAAATCTGACTGCGATATGCTGGTCTTTGTAGACAATGATGTCTGCTGGGAGCGCGGCGCTTTACTGAAACTTATTGACCATCCGGTTGACCTAGTGGCTGGAATCTACCCCCATCGGGTTGATCCCCTGATGTGGACAGTCCGCTGGGATCAAAGTAAGAAAGAGCTTTGGGCCGACCCCGAGACCGGGCTCTTGGAGGTCGAGTGCGTCCCAACGGGATTTATGAAGATTTCTCGGAACTGTATCGCCAAGATGATTGAGGCCCACCCAAATACTTGGGTGCATGAAAAGGCCGAGGGCGGTGAGTTTTGGCCATTATTTGAACCCCACCTAGATGTCAGAAAAAAGCATCGTTACGGGGAAGATTATTCGTTCTGCATGAAGTGGAGAGAACTGGGCGAAAAGGTCTGGATTGATCCTGAAATCGGTATGGGTCATGCGGGACTAAAAGTTTTTCAAGGACATATTGGAAATTGGCTCAAAAGTAGGATAATTTCACAATCAACAACTGAGGTGTCTCAATGAACTCTATCAAGATTCTTTCCCCCACCTACGCCCTAGACCTCACGACTTCAGCCTCTAGTGCGCTTCAAATTGTTCCCAACACCCCGACCAGAGCCTTTAGGATTGCGCTCCTAAATACTGGCTCGGGTAGAGCTGCGATCAATTTTGGAACCACAGCGGCTGGAACGGTAGATCCGACTATCGCCTCAACAGGTAGTAGCGGGTCTTTTGTGCTTCCGGGTGGCATGATTTTCCCGATTTACATTGATTGCCCAGCCCCTAACATATTTATCAAGGGCATTTCGTCTGCTACTAATACGCTTTATATGACGCTGGTGGCCACCGAGTAAGGGGTTTTTTATGGCAAACGATACTGCCAAGACGCAAACAGTAAACTTTCTCCCCGTTCAGGGGACGTTTGAGCCCCTACCGCCCTACGACATTATTACGTTCATTGGGCCTGCCGGAGAGCCGTTTTATGCCCCTGTAAACCCTGTTTTAGACGGGGTAAGCATCACTAACAGCACAATCAACAGCACCACCATCGGGGCAACAACCCCGTCCACGGCGGCTTTTACGACCGCCACGATGTCGAACCAGCCCGCAAGCGACACCGACCTCTGCAATAAGCTCTACGTTGACACCGTTGCCCTTGGGATTGCATGGAAGCAACCCGTTTTAACAGCGACATCAGGGCCGATTACCCTGTCAGGAGCCCAGACCGTTGACACCGTTCCGGTCGTTGCGGGTGACCGAGTCCTAGTTAAGAACCAATCATCAGCCTACCAAAACGGTATCTATATCGTTGGGACGCCTTGGACACGCTCGCCAGACGCTAATTCTTGGGACGAGCTGATCTCCGCGATGGTGTTCGTAGAGGAAGGCGCTCAAGCTGGATCTGCTTGGTATTGCTCTGCACAACAGGGTGGAACGCTTGGGGTGACTGCGGTCAACTGGTCAAACTTTTCCCTGACAGGCGTTTACAGCGCAGGAACCGGACTAACTCTAGTAGCAAACACGTTCAGTATTACCAACACCGGGGTCTCAGCGGCGACTTACGGCTCTGCGACAACCACGCCAGCGATTGTGGTCAACGCTCAGGGTCAGATTACATCCGCAACTAACACGACAATCACCCCTGCGATAGGTTCGATTACCGGTCTAGGGACGGGCGTAGCGACAGCTTTGGCTATCAATACCGGTTCGGTCGGGTCTGTCCTTGTAAACGGTGGCCCGCTAGGAACCCCGGCATCGGGAAACTTCAGTACGGGCTCCTTTACATGGCCTACGTTTAACCAAAACACCACAGGAACCGCCGCTGGCTTATCGACTACGTTAGCCATAGGTAGCGGTGGAACGGGCCAAACAACGGCCTCTGCCGCGTTTAACGCCCTATCCCCAATCACAACGACCGGTGACTTGATCATTGGTAACGGGGCAAATAGTGCTACGAGACTAGGAATCGGTGCGAATAACACGGTTCTGACTTCTAACGGAACGACCGCGTCTTGGGTGTCAAGCTCTGGATTTATGGTCTATCCGGGCGCTGGGATACCTAACTCGACCGGTTCCGCGTGGGGTACGAGCTACTCGACCACGGGTACAGGGACGGTGGTTGCGTTAGCAACTGCTCCTACACTAAATAACCCAGTAATTAGTAACTACATGGACTTCAGTAACGGCGTTGCGACAACGCTGGCGGCTGGTCGTATGTGGTACAACGGCACGACAGGCTCTTGGAACCTTGGAATGGGTAACGGCAACATTACCCAACAGGTTGGCGAGGAACTCTACCGTTACGGTAAAGCAAGCGGAGCAATTACGGATTCACCCCTCCAGTTAGTTTACAAAACTGGCGTGGTTGGGGCCTCTGGGGTGATCACCTTTGCCCCCGCAGTTGCCGGTATTACACGCGGTGATGACATCCTCGGTTGCGCCACAGAGTCTATTGCGTTAAACGGCTTTGGTCGGATTACGACCTACGGCATTGTTAACAACATCACGACTGACGGTACGGCCTACGGCGAGACATGGGCAGATAACGATGACATCTACTACAACCCAACCACGGGTGGATTGACTAAAAACTTCCCAACGGCCCCCGGCTTAAAGCTGCTGGTAGGAACCGTTATCAATGCGGGTAGCGGTGGATCAGGCTCATTTATTGTCAAGTTGGGCGTTGCAACATATCTGAGTGCGCTGTCAGACGTTCAGTTAAGCAGTTCCACGGGCGGTCAGTTACTGAGCTACAACCAAACGGGCGGCTACTGGAAGAACACAAGTATTACAGCCGGTACAGGTATTACGGTCACGCCTACCGCTGGTGGAGATGTCACGATTGCGAGTACGGTGACAAGCGGGGTCACGATTACAGACGATACGACCACCAACGCCACGCGGTACATTACGTTTTCAAACGTCACGACCGGCAACGAAACCACGTTAGACGTATCGTCTACCAAACTGCAATTTAATCCCTCAAACGGGTTATTCGTTCTAGGTGGGACGTCAGCCATCCAGATCCCAACGGGGACGGACGGCGATAGACCGACAGCAGCTACGGGGATGTTGCGATTTAACACCACATCATCGACATTTGAGGGCTATAACGGATCAGCTTGGGGTGCGATTGGTGGCGGTAGCAACATCACGACATACGGACTGTGGGAGAACGCCAACGCGATTAGTGCGAATTACACCATCGGCACAAACAACAATGGTCTGTCGGCTGGCCCGGTCACCGTAAATTCTGGTGTAACCGTAACAGTACCGAGCGGTTCAGTATGGACTGTGGTCTAGGAGAAAAACATGGCAGTAACGATTAACGGAACGACAGGTATAGCAGGCGTAGACGGGTCTGCATCTACCCCAGCAGTTCAAGGAACAGATACAAATACTGGGGTATTTTTTGGTACGGATACCGTCACTATCGCCACGGGTGGAACAGCCGCAGTCACCGTAGATTCAGGTCAGCGAACTAAGTTTCCAACCACTATTGGTGTAGGTAATGCTACACCATCAACTTCAGGCTCAGGAATTTCT